GCGCGAGGGCTGCTGCCCCTCATACCCTGTTCAGATCCACTAAGTACGACTTATGCACGGTGCATCTTGCCTCATACATCATTTATAATTGACTAAAATGGCTTGAATGTATTACTCGGTCTGTCTTCTGTCGTTTTATAACTGTTGAGATCAGCCTTTCTAAACAATCAAGTCTATTAGTCCATTCACTCACACATGTAAAGATGCCAGAGCGCACTCACGTATCTGGGCGCTTTTCACACAGACACCTGATGAGTAATTATGCAGTTTGTGGGATGTACTGATGGCTGTAACAATGCTCATCATAATAAATAGAGTTCATGTATGTGTGAGTTGTGTAGTAAGGAGGCCAGGTGTCAGAGTAATCTGCGGGACCTCCACCCCAATAACATTATCACACATACCTTATTACTTAACATAACATCCCAAAGACTGAACATTAACCACACAGGCCTTATGCCAGATTTGTCAATTCTGGTTATATTCGGACGCCGGGTATTAGTTCTAATCCTTGACCGGATACAGAGATTAAAGAGTGACGGTTACACATTCTGCACTGTGTTACCCTCTTAAGTTTAACGTCATTAAGGGGACCGTTCTAAAATCATAATGCGGGATATATGCTGATAGATAATGGAAAATGCTATATATACATATATAAGTGTAAGAAAGTATGGAAAAACTATATACACTCAATCCTGATCGTCCTTTTCCTGCCCTTCAATTCCCTTGATCTGGAACAATCCAATCCACATCCACTACATCAGTCACTGTAATCACCTTCCCTCCAGGAGACTCAGGAAGAATGGTCACTTGATGCCCTTCAAACACAAAGTGTTTGAAAGAACTCCTGTAGAATGTTTTTTCTTTGCCATCGGATAAATGCACTTTCATTGCACACTCCATAGGCAATGATGGATACAGTTGAACCATTTCTATTTCTTCTGGAGCACTTGCAGTGACATCATAATTTGAAGTCCTGTTAATAATTTTTGATGACTTGGGTTGATGTAAGATTTTGTTAGTCAGGCCGGACACTAAATCATCATCTTTATTGTCTACTTCAGATATAATTTGTTCCAGCTCTGAAGGTTTTTTGGGCTCTAATTTTTTAAATTTATAATAAACAAAACATGCAACCAAAGATGTTAATAACATGTTAGTTATGAAAAAAATTACACTGACTACAGAGACTGCATCAGTAGTCTGTTTCATCGGAGCTTTGATTGATCTTATAGCGTCTAATGATGAAGCATGTTCAGCTGTTATTGCAGAAATATATGATTTGATGTGCACTTCAGATGAGAAATTGAAGTGAGATGAGTTGAAGTAATCATCATACATATTCATGGACTCTGATAAATTAGCAATTTTGATGATATGTGCACTGAATTTAGGAAATTGCATATCAGTGTGAATGTTATGAACTGGTAAATGTGTAATACCTGGTGATGTACAATGAGAGTGTTCGACACGAGTTAAAGAAGTATCAAATATTTGATAGCAATTTTGTGCCACAGTAACATATACATCAGAGTTTCCATGATCAGAGTAGCATGGAGATGTCCATGTCAAATTATATGTCATCATCGTCCTGGGATGCACTTTTGACTCATAATGATTTGTTCCGTTGAAATTTATGGTCAACATAGTGAAAGGTTGATTGAAGCATTTTTCACATTTGAATATGCCTTCACTGTTTGGTGCACAATGTCGTCTAATGTCAATTTTGGGCAAATAAGGCAAATTTAGAGTCTTATATGTAATGCTTTTGGGTGATAGAAATGATAAAATTGTAGAATCATGAGATATCATTTTAATTCTTGGATCAAAGTTGTGATGCATCAACTGTTTCCAGTATAACACATGAGATGACAGGAAGTCATTCAGTTGGGTACAATCTCTTTTAAAAACACATGAATGAGACCAAATAGGCAAAAACAGCCGATTTTGAAGTTCTTTATACCAGAATCTTGTTCTGGACATTAGTCCTACTATATGGTTGTTAATTTGTGATCTGATTAAATCCATTTCTCTATATATCATCATGTTTTGTTCCAGAATTTGTAAACTTCTCTGTGTCCCTGTCAATGCTAAGTCTACCTGATGACTCCATTTCATCAGAGAAATTTTGATTTCTGAAATTTGATCCTGAAGATTAGTCATTTCTTTAACAGTTTCCTGAAATCTGACATTCAGGGAATCTTCTAATCGAGTTAAGGAATTCTTCAAAATATCTGCAGTGACTCCTCCGTCCATGATGCACTCATTTATGGATTTTTCTGATTGACCTATTTTGATTATACGACAAATTGCTTCTGCGATGTCTCTTACACTCCTCTTAGATCTGGATGGCAATGATGTCTTATCAGACAATTCTTTGTAATTCAGATACAATGATTGGAAGCCTACAAAACAGTCATAGGATTTGCACTCAGAGAGGGATTCCTGAAATTCCATTTGATGCACTATTAAGTCATAAATGATGGTGTTATAATCCAAAATGACAGAACCATCTGAAAATTCAACTGTAACATTTGGTGTAGTACAAAACATCTTAATTGTGGTTTTCATAAATTCAATAATTTTGGGCTCATTAGTGAAACATAGGCGATCAATTTTGTTGTTGAGAGACATCATTAATTCAAAGTTCCGTGGGTTAATTTTACTTTTCATGTTGTTGAAAAAAATTCTGCCCATTGAGTCATTTGCGTGACAGGATAAATGTTTTGAAATGCCATTCAATGTTAGTGCGGAGATTCCTGTATTGCCAGCTGCTCCAAATATGACACCATTTTCCGTTCTTAGCTTGTCACCTGTATGATCGATTAAATTATAAGACAACATGCCTGTAGCTAATATCAGATTTGATCCTACATTCTCTAATGTGGCAAACATCAAAGGGTTCAGACATGGGTTGTCTAACTTAATTCCTGCAAAATGGGAATTGGCGTCCGAAACATTGTACTTTTGAATGGCATCAAACAACATGCTGGCATGATTGAGTACATCTGAAGATACTACATTTATGGTGTAATTCACTAATTCAGAGTATACAGGAACCCTCATACGATCAAACATGACAATCTGGGCTTGAGATGCCGGAACTTGAGAAGACAACAGGCCCAAAGTAAGAATTTGTTTCCATTTCCTCTCTTTTATTGATGTCTTCAGATTGGTCAATCGTTCAAGGTGTTTATCCGAATTGGTTTTGCACATTATGAAAATGTGCGCAAGGAAGAAGATTACTATCAAAGCACAACAACAATATAGTCCGTATTCAATAGGCTTAGTAATGAAAGAAAATGCATCATCCAAGCCTAAGAAAGTCCACAAACTGGCGTCAACATCCTGAACGACCATAAACAATATCCACAGGAGAATTTCTATCTTCATGGTGAATAACACAAAAGGATTCTTGACCTGGAAATTCAACCTGACAGAAAAATAACTCGATGAATCACCTGGCGGAAGGATTCTGCTTGGAACGATACACGGGTAGTCGGGGGCGTCTATCCTCGCGC